GAGACAGGCGGTACGGGTACTGCTGCTTTCAAGGCAGAAGGTGCAGCAGGCCTTACTAAATCAATGGCGCAGACCGTCTATCCGTCAAACAGGCAAAGCTACACGCTTTCTCTTGCCATCGCTTCGGAAAATCTGGAAAAACTCTCGGATAATTCCCAGGTCGGTGTGGAAGTGGAAATAGAGTATGAGGACGGGACTGTCGAGACACGATTTATTGACCTTTACTAAGGAGGGATGCAGAGATGGCGTATTTTAGAAAAGTGAAAGATACTGTTGCGCCTAAAGGCTACATGTCACGGCTGAAATCCATCACGGTGCGCATCTTTATCTCCGACTGCACCGGGAGGATATTAGTGACGGACATTCTCCTGCAAGGTGGATCTGCCGCTACAGGCTGGGTGCCGCATCCTTCTGAGATTCGTTATTCTCTGGACGGGTGATGCTATGAAGAAGTTTTATAGGCTTTCTGAGACCATCAATAAAAAAGAAGATGAGCGGGTTGTTTCGGTGACGATAAAGCCGCTTTTAACAGATATGTCAGGCACCGTTTGGATCACAGACCTCATGCTGCAGGAGGGCGATCGGGTGACGGGCTTTCATCCGCATACGGAAACCATGCTTCAAAAAGAAAGTGAAGGCGGCGTAATCAAGGAGCCTGTCTGGTATAACGGCATCGTCCGAGGACAGGAAACCCTGATTCTTTTTAATCTAGGAAAGACCTCAACAGGTCTTGATCTGAAGCTTTATCCAAAATCGGATATGGAAGGCATAACCATTTCGCAAGCGGCAGGCGGACAAAGAGCCTATTTCCCGGATGCCCTTCAAAAGGATGACGAGCTAAGTTTCTCCGCATCGGAGAGAAGCACAACAAAAAATGGACAGCCCTTTCAAAAAGAAGGCTTTTATTCTTACAGTGCGGCTTGGGACTCCAAGCACAATGTAGAACTCCCTCAAGGGAAATCTGCCAGAGTGTTGTTTACCTTGCAGGAAATGGATGAAGGGGGTGAGCTGTTTTGATTAACCCATTGAAAAATAAAGAGATCATGGTCTGGACCTTTATGGGAAATGCCAGGATGTATGAAGCTTTAAGCAAATATGGAGACCGCATCAGTCAGATCGGTCTTTTTTCTTTTAAGGTAAGGGCGACTGGCGAAATCTACGAATCAGGAGTCTCCATCTCGAACATGATGCCTTATATTCAGCAGTGGCCGCATATCCGCTGGCTTTTAACGGTGGCAAATGACGGCTACAATCCTATCTTTAAAGCAATACGGGAGAATACAAACGGCGCACAGGATATGTTCTTATCCGAACTTATCCGCATCATGCAAAAATACCCCTGGTGCGATGGAGTGGATATTGACCTTGAAGGTGGTGGAGATTATTCCACAGCGGCGAAGTCCACAGCAATGTTTCAGAATATCCATCATGCCGTGAAAAGTTATGATGCAAGAAAACGCATCAACATCTGCCTTCCCGGCATGACCAGCGTGAACGGCTCGGTCGGCGGAGAGAACTGGTGCGTTTATGCTGACCTTGCTCCTTACTGCGATACGGCATCCATTATGAGTTACGGCATGGCTTGGGCGGGTTCTGCTCCGGGGCCGGTGTCTCCAAGGGATTGGCTGGAAGGTATCTACGACTATGCCCTATCCGTGATGCCGGCGTCAAAGATTTACTTCGGTATGCCGGCTTACGGCTGGAACTGGCAGATTTACGACACGCCGGAGAACCTGGGAGATTATTACCGGGGCGTGTCGCATACCTATTACGGAGCAAAGAACTGGATGACGGGCTACTATCAGTTCAAAGAAACAGCACCTGCATCTCCTCAGATTCCTATCATCGCTTATTGGGATGATTACGATAAAGTGCCCTGGGCTTTACCGCATGTTTACGATTATATGGAAGGGCGCGATGCCATTAGCTACGAGTACCCGCAGATGGGGGAAGTTTACAATCGGAGGCGATACCTCACTTCCTATGGTAAAACTCAAAAGACGAAATTTGGAGATGTGATAGTTGACAGAATCGCAAGACCAGACAGTTATTCGGGCATTGTCACTATTTCGGATAATTTGATCACACTCGGCGAAGGTGGGAGTGCTACCTATAATTTCACGGTGGAGGAAACGGGTGTTTACGATATCGGCGTAAGGTTAGGTTTTCCTTCTTGGGATAAAAACGGTCTCTATCTCTCGTTAAATGGAAATCAGAAACATTTTCAAGAAGACCGACTATGGTGGCCCTATTGGAGATCTACATTCTGGAAGAAGGCATGGAGTAAAGTGGCGCTTGAAGCAGGAGAACATAGCCTGACTGCTTCTGTTGCTACACCAGGCGTGCAAGTGTATGGCTTCAAGGTGTGTAGTGACTTTACAGAAAGCACCGCTTGCGGGGAGGCAAATTACTCCCTTTCGCCGAGGAAATTTAAAGATATAAACGGGGTGATGACAGGGCCAAGAGAAGGTTTTAATTTAACCTTTGAGATGCTACGTAGAAAAGCAGATTCTGCTCTCATATGGTATGAAGATTTTAGAGATAACCCACCCATCCCTAAAAGTTATTGGACAGTGCTTGAAGGTGGCTGGAATGTTTGGCAGGACGAAGATTCAAGTGCATTAAGGCCCTATTCACAGCTTGAAGGTAATGGGCGTCTCGCATTAAATTATGGAAACTTCAATGACTTACACCTTCGTGCGCAGATGATTTTCCCTGAAAATTTTATGGGAAGGGCAGGCATCTTTTTAGGTGAGCTTTTCTGTTGTTTCAACTACATGTCTCAAGCACTGGAGTTATACAAGGGCAGCGAGCTTAAAGGATCTTACGCTGTATCAATCGAAAAAACTCCAAAAGCAAAGATCCGTGACTCTCCATTGGTATATACGCTTGAGATGCGAAAGCGAGGTAACCTTGTCCGAGTCTATTCAGGTGCATCACAGACACTTCGCTTCACGGCAACAGCTACCAGTACGGGAGGGTTTGCTGGTATACAAGCCGATAACAAAGTGCACTGTCAGCTCTTTCGAGTAGGTGATGCTTATACATATGAACCCTATGAACGGTTTGATGTCCTGATGCCAGACGGAAGATCCTCAAGTTTTGGACGAATTCCGAGAACAGGAGTCACTTGGGATGATGAATTTCAAGTCTTTACAGTGATTTCTGATATTGATGAACACGAAACTCGAGCTGAGGAGATCTCACTTGATTATGAGTTCTTTCATTCCGAGCTTCTACACCTGACCTGTGGAAACGACTATCAAGTAAAAATCATACCCCGTGACATTAACATTTGGATTTCTAGGCTTTTTCTCGGCGATTCGGATGGCTTTTCCATTCTCTACTACCAGGACGTGGATAGCCTTGTCTTTTGGGCAAACGAAGCGGCTTATCGGTGGAAGCTTCGAGGTGTCTGCATGTGGTCGCTGGGGCAAGAGGATCTAAGGCTCTGGGATTGGCTGCCTAAACAAATATAAATAACAACATCAACACTAGTAAGAAAGTGTCTGCCTGGGTGCAGACATTTTTTATTTGAAAGGAGAATTTCAATATGAAACATATCTGGTCTGTCGTCCAAGCGGTATTCACTGCTTTAGGGGGGACACTTGGCTGGTTTCTAGGGGGGATGGATGGCTTTCTCTATGCTCTCATTGCTTTCGTCGTGACGGACTACATCACGGGCGTACTTTGCGCCGCTGGTGAAAAAAAGCTTTCAAGTGCAGTTGGGTTTAAAGGTATCGCAAGAAAAGTTCTGATCTTTACGTTAGTGGGCATTGGGAACATTCTCGACAATGAAATTTTGAAAAACGGTAGTGCATTCAGAACAGCCGTCATCTTTTTCTATCTCTCAAACGAAGGTCTGTCCATTTTAGAAAATGCTGCATGTCTGGGGCTTCCCGTACCTAAAGCGTTGGAAAGCATGCTCAAAAAAATAAAAGGGGAGGAAGAAGATGAATTTGAATAAGCTTATTTTTACTGAAAATGCCTGTTATAAGGCCGGCAAGAAAATCAAAGTGCAAGGTATTATGGTGCACTCGACCGGGGCAAATAATCCGAATTTAAAGCGCTATGTCGGTCCTGACGATGGGAAACTTGGAAAAAACATCTATAACAATCACTGGAATCAAACAATGGATCGGAACGTTTGTGTTCACGGCTTTATTGGAAAGCTCAATGACGGTTCTATTGCTACTTACCAAACGTTACCCTGGGACCATCGTGGCTGGCATGCCGGAGGTGCAGCCAACGATACGCACACGAGTTTTGAAATTTGCGAGGATGACTTGACTAATGAGAGTTATTTCAAGGCCGTCTATAAAGAGGCGATCGAACTCTGTACCCATCTTTGCGATCTCTATGATTTAGACCCAACAAAAAACGGTGTTATTATCGGACATTATGAGGGGCATCAAAGAGGATTAGCATCCAACCATGGAGATCCAAGACACTGGTTTTCACGCTTTGGAAAGAGCATGGATAATTTCAGGGAGGACGTTAAGTACCTCCTAATAAAAGGTGGCGAAGATGAAAACCCGAAAATTGACGAACCTCCTAAAAAGCTCGCCCAGGGTTACTATCGGGAGAGAAAGTCTTGGGAAGATAATAAAAGTCAACTTGGAGCTTATAAGATCCTTGCTAACGCAAAGAGAAAAGCAGATGAGAATCAAGGCTACTTCGTCTTTAATGAAGATGGGACAAAGATTTACCCAAAAGAGGAAGTTACATCGATCGCAGGCCAACACATACATATTGTAAAAAGTGGTGATAGCTTATGGAAGATTGCGAGGGAATACCTCGGTGATGGAAGCCGGTACCCTGAAATTAAGCTATTAAACGCTTTGACCTCGAATACAATCTACGCTGGACAGAAATTGAAGATTCCTGTTTCTGCATTTTTCAAAGTGGGGGATAAGGTGACTGTTTCAGCCTCTTGTTATTCGACGGGAGAAACCATCCCCAAGTGGGTGAAAGAAAGGACACACATCATCTCGCAAGTAGAAAAAACCAAGGTTCTCCTAGGATGGCCGGACGGCATTTGTTCATGGGTTCCTTTAGACGGTGTTAAGAAAATTTGA